ACGCCCCGAGGGCGTCACCGTGGCCTACACGCTGCACTTCCCCAAGACATACGCCGGGAGCCTGCGTGGCTGCTCGGTCGAGGTGCGCGGCACCCGCTACGACGTGGTGGGCGACCCGCAGCGCACGACCGTCGCCGCCACGCCCGGCCCCTTCGACATGGCCGTGGAGGTGACCCGCGCTGATGGGTAGCGTCAAGTTCGGCAAGTTCAAGGCCAACAAGGCAGGGTACAGCGCCGTCAAGAACTCGAGCGCCGTCCAGAGCATGCTCCGCGGCAAGGCCGAGCGCGTGCGCTCCCAGGCCGTAAGCATGGCCGGTGGCAACGGTGAGGTCCGCGGCCCCGCGAGACGCCACCCAAAGGACATCATCGCATACCCGGGGTCCGAGTACCGCAAGCCGCCGTTCGTGGTGAAGCCCGTCGTGCTCCCGAAGGTGGGCGACCACGCGTACATCGTGGCCACGGGTACGAACCACGGGCGCTATAGCGAGGCCAAGGACAAGGTTCTCTCGAAGTCGCTCGGCGCGGCGAGGGGGTAGCGCATGGATATAGAGGCCGTTGTGGCAAGAAGGCTCTCAAAGGCCGTCGGCGTGCCGGGCCGCGTGGAGGTCACCGAGAACACGCCGGAGCGCTTCATAAGCGTCGAGCGGCTGGGCGGGGGAGGCTCCATGTTCGAGCCCGTCCAGCTCGCCGTCGACTGCTGGGCCGGCAAGAAGCAGCGCAAGGCCGCGCAGGCCCTCTCCGAGAAGGTGAAGGCCGCCGTCTACGACCTCGACGAGGAGCCGAACGTCTTCCACCCCGAGGTCACGAACTGCTACCGGCAGAACGACCCGGACACGGGCCGCTCAAGATACATCGTGCAGGCCCAGCTGTGGGTCTGCGAGTAAAGGAAGGGGCCTGCTAATGGCTGAATCCAACACCAACAACCAGGCGAACGTCAGCTCCGCCAAGGGCGTGAAGGGCGGGTACATCTTCTCCGCCCCCGAGGGGACGGCGCTGCCGACCGACATCAAGACCCAGCTCGACCCCGCGTTCAAGTGCCTCGGCTTCATCTCCGAGGACGGCTACGTCGAGACGGTCGACGAGGACGCCGACGACATCAACGACATGAACGGCGACGTCATGGACTCCACCAACTCCAACAGAGTCGAGTCCGCGCAGCTCACCCTCGCCGAGATCAAGGCGGAGACCCTGAAGCGCCAGTACGGCGACGCCAACGTCACCGACGCGAACGGCATCATCACCGTCAAGCACAACGCCGACAGCCACGACGTCTTCGCCTACGTGCTCGAGCTCGTCCTCAAGAACGGCCGACGCTGGCGAAAGGTCGTGCCGAAGGGCAAGTCCTCCGAGCTCGACGACCTCACCATCGCCAGCTCCGAGCTGTGCCAGCGCGCGCTGACCATGAAGTACCTCACCGACGAGCAGGGAAACACCTGCTACGACTACTACGAGTCCACGGAGACCCAGGCCGCCTAGGCCACCAGATACGGCGCGGGGCGACACGGCCCCGCGCCGTTATTACCGACACGACAAAGATTTAAGGAGCGGCGCAAATGGCCGACAAGAAGCACGAGATCGTCGAGTTCGAGTTCCGAGGCCAGAAGTTCGAGGCCGACAAGACCGCCTTCGGCTCGCTGAAGGTGCAGACCGCGATCAACCTCGGAGACAAGGACCCCAAGGCCGCCAACGAGGCCATGGACCTCATCTGCTGCGGCCACTTGGTCGATTACATCGACCGCGTCCCCGACGCCGACGGCAACGCCCCCGACGAGCTCGGGTGCTCCGCCGAGGACTGGGGCGCCTTCACCAAGGCCATGGGAGAGGCCGTCGCGGCAAAAAACTAACCGGATTCGCCCTCGACTGGCTTTGGAACCGCGAGGACGTGATAGCGGACTTCCGGCAGTTCTACGGCATCGACCTCCCGTTGGAGGCCGAGGACGTGGACTGCACCCGATGGGGCCTGTTGTGGCACGCGCTGCCGCGCGAGTCGAGGACGGCGCGAAGGCAGTCCCCGGACCTCGAGTGGAGCGCGGGCGAGCACATGCTCAACCAGGCGGTCTACTACCTCCACATGCTCGAGTGGAGGCTGTGCACAAAGGACGGCCAGAAGGGCAGGCGCGCCCCGCAGCCGCCGAAGACGCCCGGAGAGAGGGCGAATGCCGAGCGCAGGCGCGCGAACGCCGAGAGCGCACGCGCGGACATAGACAGGATTCTCGGAATCGAGGAAGGCGGTGCGTAGATGGCGGTCAACGTAGGCTCGGCGTCCGTGACGATCATGCCGACCATGAGCGGCTTCGCCGCGAAGATGGACAAGCAGCTGGGCGGCGCGGGCAAGACGGGCGGCGCGTCCTTCTCCAAGGCGTTCGGCGCGTCGGCGCAGCCGGGCACGGGCTTCCTGGGGAAGTTCCGTACCGCCGGCGGCAATGCCGGATCGGCCATGGGCGAGTCCGCGGGCAAGGGCATCAGCGCCAAGGGCGCGGCGATAGCCGGCGCCATGGGCGGCCTCGCCGCGTCCATCGGCTCGAAGCTCGTGGGCACCATCCAGGGCCTGATGGGCGAGATCACGGACGCCTCCGACTCGGCGCAGAAGTTCGCGAGCACGCTGTCCTTCGCGGACATCGACGACTCGACGATCAAGGACCTGACGGCCTCCACGCAGGCCTACGCCGACGAGACGGTCTACGACCTCTCCGACATCCGCAACACCACGGCCCAGCTCGCGGCGAACGGCGTCGACAACTACGCGCAGCTCGCCGAGGCGGCGGGCAACCTGAACGCCGTCGCCGGCGGCAACGCCGACACCTTCAAGTCCGTGGCCATGGTCATGACCCAGACGGCGGGCGCGGGCAAGCTCACCACCGAGAACTGGAACCAGCTCTCCGACGCAATCCCGGGAGCCTCCGGCAAGCTCCAGGAGGCCCTGAAGGCCAACGGGGCCTACACGGGAAACTTCCGCGAGGCCTTGGAGAAGGGCCAAATCTCCGCCGAGGAGTTCAACAAGGCCGTGATGGACCTCGGCATGACCGACGCCGCCAAGCAGGCGGCGACCTCCACCGCGACCATCGAGGGCTCGATGGGCAACCTCGAGGCGGCGGGCGTCAAGGCCGGCATGGTCCTCACCGACGCCTTCAAGCCGCTCGTCACCGGCGGCATCAACGGCGTCTCCGAGACCATTGGCCAGGTGACCGACGGCGTCGTGCGGTTCTTCGGCGTGGCGCAGTCCAGCGGGTCGGTCCAACGGCTCGTCGACACGGTGGGCGCGCTCGGCGGCGCGGCGGGCAACATCCTCAGCGCGCTTGGTAGCCTCGCGCTCGCCGTGCTCGGCATCCAGCCCAGCGGCGACGCGGCAACCGACGCGGCCAACGGCCTGAAGGGCGCCCTCGACGCGGCCCAGCCGGTCATCCAGGGCGTCTCCGACGCTACCGGGTGGCTAAAGGACCACGCAGCGGAGGCCGCGCCCACCGTCCAGGGGCTCGTCTTCGCCATCATGGCGATGCGTGTGGCCCAGGGCGTGGCGGGCTTCGTCTCCGCCTTCTCCGCCGCCGTCGGCAGCATGGCCATCGCCTCTCCCGCCGCGGCAGCCGGGACCACGGCGCTCGCGGGCGGCGAGACCGCCGCCGGAACCGCCGCAGGCGTCTCCGCCGCGCAGATGCTCGCCTTCGGCGCCGCCGTGCTCATGATTGGCGGAGGGGTCGCCCTCGCGTGCGCCGGCCTGCTCGCGCTCGCCAACGCCGCCGTCATGATCGCGTCGGCGGGACCCTCCGCCGCCGCCGGCATGGCCGCCATGGTAGGAACCGTGGCCCTGCTCGCCGTGGGCGCCGCCGCCCTCGGCCCCGCCCTCACGGCGGGCGCCGTCGGCATGGTGGCCTTCGGCGGGGCGGTCGCCCTCGTAGGCGCTGGGGTGCTCTTCGCGTCCGCCGGGCTGATGCTGCTCGGCGGGGCGCTCCCCGGAATCTCCGCCTACGGGGCGTCCGCAGCCGTCGGCGTCCTCGCGCTCGGCGCGTCGATGCTCGTGCTCGGCCCCGGCGCCCTCGTGGCCGCCGCAGGCGTCACGGCGCTCGGCGCGGGCGTGGCCGTGGCCGCCGCCGGCGTGGCGCTGCTCGCGGCGGGGACCGTGCTCCTCGGCAGCGGGCTCGCCCTCGTGGCGGCCTCGGTCGTGGTCGCGTCGGCGGGAATCGTCGCCATGGGCGCGGCCATGCCCATGGTCGCGTCCTCCGCGCCCGGCGCGGCGGCGGGGCTCGGCGCCCTCGCGGCGGCGGCCCTCGCGGCATCCCCGGGCCTGCTCGCGGCGGTGCCGGCCATGAGCTCCTTCTCCTCCGCCTGCTCCACCGCGTCTTCCGCCTCCGCGCAGGCGCGCTCGGGAATCGACCAGGTCAAGTTCGCGAGCCAGTCCATGGCCACGGCGGCGAAGTCCTCCTTCAGCGACTTCGCCAACTCGGCGAGGAGCGCGGCCTCGACCGCCTCCAACGCCATCATGGGAGCCTGCCGCCGGATGTCCGCCGAGGTCGGGTCGCTCAGGCTCACCCTGCCGCGCATCTCGGTCGGCGCTCTGCCGCACTTCTCCATGAGCGGAAGCTTCGACGCCCAGACCGGCTCCGTGCCGTCCGTGCACGTGAACTGGTACAAGACCGGCGGCGTCTTCTCGTCGCCGAGCGTCGTCGGCGTCGGCGAGGCCGGGCGCGAGGCCGTCGTGCCGCTCAAGCCGAGCGTGCTTCGCGGCATCGGCGAGGGCATCGAGGTGGAGCGAGGCGGCGACGGCGAGTCCGTCATCGCGTGGCTCGACCGCAACCTCCCCGCGATCATCCAGAGGTACACCCCGGTCACGCTCGAGCGCGATCTCGACCGACACATCAGGACGGTGATGGCAGGTGCATAGGCTCGCTTACGTCTCGTCCGGCGGCGGGCGCGTCGAGCTCGACGGGGACGGCGCCTTCGTCGGCGCCGCCCCCAAGCTGCGCTCGCGCGAGTGGTCGTACACGCTCGGCTGGAGAGGCGCGTCCGGCATCAGCCGCGACGCCCGCGAGGCCGCGCTGGACGCCGTCATGTCGGCCGGGCGCGCCGACGAGCTGCGCAGGCTCGCCGACCGCGACCTCTCCTCCGGCACGCCAGGGACCCTCGTCTTCGACGGCGAGTGGTACCAGCGCGCCTATATCGCGAAGAGCGAGGTGGAGGCGGTCTACGGGAGGTCGGCCGTGCGCGCGGAGCTCACCGTCCTGCTCCTCGACGGGGCATGGCGGCGCGAGGAGTCCACGGATTTCTTCGCCGAGGAGGTCAGCGACGGCGACGCGCTCAACTACCCGCACGACTTCGAGTACGACTACGGCGGGAGCGGCGAGAACCGCACCGTCACGGTCGCGGGCCTGCTCCCCGCCGACGTGAGGATGACCATCTTCGGCCCCGTGACCAACCCCCGCGTGGTCGTGGCCCAGGGCGAGTTCTCGAACACCTACGGCGCCAAGGTGACCGTGCCGGGCGGCTCACGGCTCGTCATCGACGGCTCGAGCCACCCGAAGAGCATCCGGCTCATCGGCACCTACGGCGAGGTGGAGGACCGCTTCGCCGACGGCGTGCGCGGCGAGGGCGCGGGCTCCGGCTCGTACTGCTTCGAGCAGCTGCGCCCGGGCACCTCCACCGTGTCGTGGGACGGCAGCTTCGGATTCACGCTCACGACCTTCAGGGAGGAGGGCGAGCCCCCATGGAGCTCATAGTGGCGGACAGCGCGGGCAAGACCCTCTTCCCGCTCGCGGACTTCGAGCTGGACATGGACTCGGGCTGGGGCGACGGCGTCGACAACACGTTCGACTTGATCGTGCGCGACGCCTCCGCCCCGCTCCCGGAGGCCGCGTGGCGCGTCTACGCAGACGGCACGGAGATGGGCGGGCGCGTCGAGGGCTTCGAGCTGAAGACCGGCCGCACGTCCTCCGAGCTTCACTGGACCGGCTCCACATGGTCTGGCGTGCTCGCAAAGCGCCTGCTCTGGCCGGACTCGGGGCAGGACTACCTCACGCTGTCGGGCGACGCCAACGCCGTGCTTCGCTCGGCCGTGGCCCGGCTCGGGCTCAGGTCCTTCTTCACCGTGCCCGACGGCGACGCGGGCGTCTCCGTGAGCTACAGGTGCTCGAGAGACATGCCGGATGCCTGGACGAACCTCCGGCTCGCCATGAGGTCTGCCGGGCTGCGCCTCGACGCGAGGTGGATAGACGGAGCGTGTAGGCTCCAGGCGGCCAAGGTGACCGACTGGCGCGGCCGCGTCGACTCCGACCTCGTGGACTTCGACCTTACGAGCGACCTGCTCGTCACGAACCATCTCAAGGCGGCGGGCAAGGGCGAGCTGGCGTCCCGCCAGGTCGTGGACGTCTACGCCGACAACAAAGGCAACGTCGGCACGTCAAAGGCCATGGCCGGCGTCTTCGAGCTCGAGGAGTACTACGACGCGAACAACTCCGAGGGCGACGACCTGCGAGACCAGGCCGTGAGCCGCCTGAAGGATATGCAGACGGAGGGCGGCGTCAAGGTCACCGTCGGCGAGGGCGTGAGCTTCGGCCTCGGCGACGTCGTGGAGGCCAGGCACTACTCTCCGAACGTCACGATCAGCGTCGAGATCTCCAGCCGCGTCACCACCGCCACCGGCGCGGGCGTCGCGGTCACCTACGGGGCCTCGCCCGGAACGACGAAGATAGGATAGGAGCATCACATGGAACTGGTAACCGGCAAGGCGGGCACCCCGCACGTCAGCTCCGCCGACGACGGACGCCGCATCGCGGGCGAGGTCGGCGCGGGCAGCTACGTCCTGAAGACGGGCGGCGGGCTCGCGCCTTCGCTCGTGGACGCGAACACCATCCGCTTCGCCACGGGCGACATTGTCGTGCAGGGCCGCCACATCGGCCTCACGGCGCCCGAGGACGTGAAGGTGGCGTCCGGCACGCAGGGCAAGAAGCGCACCGACTACATCTGCGTGCATTACAAGCGCGACGTCTCCGGCGCCAACCCGACGCTCGTCGAGACCTGCGAGTGGAAGGTGCTGCAAGGCACGCCGGGCACCGACGCCGCTGCGCCGGCGGTGCCCGCCGGGTCAATCCTCGACGGCGACGCCGAAGCGACGGTGCCCGTCGCGAGCGTCGACTTCGACGGCCTGACCACGGGCGAGCCTAAGCTGCTCATCCCGACGCTCACGCCACTCGCGGACCTTGGGGATTCCGTATCCCAGAGCGAGCCCGTGGTGCTGTTCAACAACTGGAGCAACGCCATAAACGCCGGGGCCACGCTCGCCGAGCCGATAAACAACTTCTCCCGCGTGACGTTTTCGTTTCGCACTAACGACGGCTTTCTGGCTCCGGATGTCACCGTGTTCTATCCCAGAGGGGATGTAACGAACATAGTCGCAAACGCTATCTACAGCCGTCCCGACGGCAATTTGTACATCAAGACGAGGGGCTTCACCGTCCGGGGCACGAAGGTCGAGACATCGCGCGACGGCGTGGCGTACTCCATAGCCGAGCACAACTTGACCACGGGCGAGACCAAGCATATCGATGTGATCACCGTCGTGCGCGTTATGGGGTGGCGCTAGACACTGTACGTGAGCGTAGCGCCCCAATATGTCGTGTCGATCACCTCGCCGGAAGAGCCTACGTTGTGGAAGCCGACGTTTCCGTCCGTCCCAACGTAGAACACGAGCTTGACGTTGCCGTTGACGTACGCGAGCTGGCGGACGTCATGGGAAGGCCTCAACTCGGCGGGCATCGTTCCGAGCCTCACGTACGCGTTTGGGTTGCCGGAGAAGAAGCCGGGGATGAGGCGTGTGTAGCTCACGGTGACGACCCGCCCGGCTCTCCATGCGGTGAGGTTCGTGTCCAAGTTGCCGAGGTTGATAAAGCCCTTCCGGGATACGGAATTCCTTACTGCTCGCTGAGTACTAACATCCAATTTGCACGGAAGACGTGAGGGTTGGTGTTCGTGAAACGAAGTCGAATCTGCTTTCTAGCCGCATCAAATTCCGCGATTGCCGGCTCCATCACGTTGACCGAGTCACCACTACAGATAAAGCAGAATAAGTTTCCCACCCCCGTGTCCTCAACGCGGAAGTCGGAGACAGAGCAGCCAAGATACTGGGCCGCAGTCTCGAAGCTCATTAAGTCCCAGAAGTAGTTGTTGCCTTTATGTACGACAACCGACCCACAGGCAACCTTGCGCCGGGATACGGAATGCTGCTAGGTCGTATACGTAAGCGAGATGTCGACGAGAGCCCACGTCGCCGAGTCGCCGCCCCAGCGGTGGATGACGTTTATCGACCCGTCCGTGTTGATCGAGACGATGCCCCACGTCGACCCTTGTACGCCGAAGAGCGCGCGGACGGGCACGGCTGGCCTGAAGCCTGCTTTAACGGAGCCGACCTTCGTGTCTTCGGTCTTCGTGAGCACGTCCTCGCCGAAAACGTGTACCGTCACGCTGCCGCCGCGGGCCGCGCCCTCGACGTGGAGGCCGTCGAAGACCTGCGTCTCAACCGGGGATACGGAATGCCCTACGCCGCCATCGCCTCGGCGTAGACGCTGCTCGCGCGGGCCACGACGGTCCGGAAACTCTGCAGGTAGTGCCCCATGGCCGTGTTGACGGTCGTGTGCCCGAGCGCGACGGCTATGTCCTCGATGGCCGCGCCGTGCTCCAGCGCGATCGTGGCCCACGAGTGGCGAAGGCACGTCATCGGCACATGAGGCAGTCCTGAGCGGCGGCAGAAGGCGGCGAAGCGGCGGGCCACGGCGTCAGGCGAGAGGGCGCACAGGCGTCCGGAGCGGCGGCTCCCGCGAATCGCCCGCAGGCGCTCTAAGGCGAAGCGGGGGAGCTTCAGGCGGCGGTCCGACAGCTTGGTCTTGCATCCCGTCTCCACCTCGCGCCCGCGCACCACATGGAGGCCGCGCGAGACGTGCACCCAGCCGCTTCGCCAGTCCACGTCCTCGATTCTCACGGCGCAGGCCTCGCACCTGCGCAACCCGAGGGCTGCGCCGAGCAGCACGGCAGCCTCGAAGGACTGGCCGACGATGCCGCGCAGCGTCTCGCGCTCCTGCGGGGCCGTGAGCACCGGGCGGCGGACGGTTGGCTTGCGCGGCAGCTCAACGCCCTGCGTCACGTCCCAGATGCGCAGCTGTCGGCGGCGCAGCACCCAGCGGTACACCTGCCGGAAGGTCTTGTAAGCCTTCTCGGCGGCGCCGGGGCGCTCGAAGCCGTCCACCCATGCCTGGAGCTCGTCGAAGGTGACGGACTCAACCTCGCGCGCTCCCCACGCGGGCAGGACGTGGCAGCGGAGGGCCGACTCGTAGCCCTCCAGGGTGGTGGCCCGCAGGCGCTTTCGCTTGTCGGCCATGTACTCGGCGGCGGCATCACGGAACTGCATTTTTGACCTCGATTCAATCGGAAATCCCAGACGTCGGCGCAGGCGGATCCTGCCCCTATGCCTGGGATTTTCCCCGAGAGAAAGGAGTCACGCATGGCTTTGAGGGGAGTCTCGGTCGGGCCCTCAATCCGGCTCGCCACGGACGGCGGTGGAAAGCTCGTCGCGGAGACGGACCCGCCCGAGGTGCCCGAGGGATTCGTGGCCACCTACACGCTGGTCGACACGGGCGAGCGCATCGAGCAGGTCTGGAGCGTGGCGCCGAGGTCGCGCGGCGAGGACTCGCTCGCGGTGGCCAAGATGGCCGCGCGTGGGCTGCCGGACTCCGACGCGGTGCGCGTCCCGCTGCTCTTCGGCGCCTGGTACGTCGGCGTGGCCGAGTACGCGGCGGGGGAGCGAGTGGAGCGGGGCGGCAGGCTCTACCGCTGCCTGCAGACGCACCAGCCGAGGCTGGGCACCGAGCCGGAGGCCACGGCCTCGCTCTGGGAGAGAATCGAAGGATAAGGAGTACACATGTTCTACGGACAGTTCGTGAGCGGAGCCGTCTACCTCACCACCGACGGCAGTGGTCTGCCCATCCGCGAGGCCGCTGAGCCGACGCCTGGGGCGGGCTACCACACCTCTCTCACCTATGAGCAGCACGACGGGGCCATCTGGCAGGTCTGGGCGCTCGTGCCGGACGCGGGCACCGCCCAGGACGCGGCCCTCATGCTTGCGCAGATTCAGGCGTCGAAGCTCAGCGACACCGACGCGCTGCGCGTGCCCGCGCTCTTTCCGCGCTACGAGAAGGGCCACGTCTACGCTCAGGGCGACCGAATTCTGCATCAAGGCGTGCTCTACAAGGCCATAAGCGGGCACACGGCCACCGCCGAGGAACCGACCTCAGACCCGCAGCACTGGGCGAAGGTCGTGCCCGCCTCCACCGGCGAGGCCGTTGCCGAGTGGGTCAGCGGAAAGACCTACGCCAAGGGCGACCGTGTGACCAAGTACGGGCAGGTCTACGAGTCGACCATGGACGCCAACACGCTGGAGCCGGGCAGCTTCGGCAGCGACGGCGCCTGGACGCTCGTGACCGCGTCCGCCACCGCCTAGCAAGCGACGAAACCAACCGGAGAAAGGCGGTAGCAACACATGGACATGATCGCGGCAAGCGTCTTGACCACAGCGGCGAGCTCACTCGTGTCGGCAATCGTGGCGACGCTCGTCTCGCGCGCCAAGTCCGGTGTTCGCGAGATGGAGGCGTCTAGCAAGGCGCAGGAGCGCGGAATCAGGGAGCTGCTGTGGGGCGAGCTGAAGAAGCTGCACGCCGAGGCCATGGAGCGCGGCGGCCTGACCATCGAGGACCGCCGCCACCTCGAGAACACCTACGCCGCATACCACAACCTCGGAGGCAACGGAACCGGCACACGCCTCTACAAGGACGCGATGGAGATGCCGGTAATCGACTAAGGCCATTCGGCCGGGAAGGAAGGAAGACATGGAAGCAATCAAAGGCTGGGGCCGCGCGGCCCTCGTGCGCGCCGTGAAGACCGGCGCCCAGACTCTCGTGACCCTCATCGGCACCGGCGCGGTCGGCATCACCGACCTCGACTGGCCCGCGCTCCTCAGCGTGACCGCCACCACGATGGTGCTCTCTTTGCTGACCAGCGTCGCGGGCGTGCCTGAGGTGGGCGACGGCGAGTCGCCGCTGCACATGAAGTCGGGCGAGTAGGGGAGTGAGGCCCGCTAGGCGCCGCCGCCTCGCGCGGGCGTGCCGCCTCATGGTCGCCGTGGTGGTGGCCGAGGCGGCCGCCCTCGCGCCGCTCGTGACCGCTTCGCAGCCTGCGGGCAAGCCCGCGTGGAGACCGGGTAAGGCGATCGTCTCCGACAGGGCATACGAGCCGCCCATGAGGCTCGTCGTGGAGCCGGACACGGGGCAGACCTACACGGTCGCCGAGTCCGGCTCCGTCCATTTGATAAGGGAAGGCGACAGATGATGCCAAGCATCGACAAGCTCTGCGAGCGCATGCGCTACTGGTGCGACGAGGGCAATTTAGGCTACTGCCAGGAGCACCGCCAGGACATCCGTGTGGGCGGCGAGGCGGACTGTTCCTCGCTCGTCATCCATTGCCTGAAGGAAGCCGGTTTCGACACCGGTTCCGCGAGCTATACCGGCAACATGAGCGCCAATCTCTGTGCCCGAGGGTGGAGGCGCGTCGCAAACAACGGCAACCCGCAGCGCGGCGACATTCTGCTCAACGACGCGCACCACGTGGCCGTGTACGTCGGCGGGGGCCTCCTCTGCCAGGCGAGCCGCAACGAGCTCCACCGAGCCAACGGCGGCAGACCGGGAGACCAGGACAACTACGAGACGAACACCCGCAGCTACTACAACTACCCGTGGTCCTGCTACTTGCGCTACGCGGGCGCGCAGGGCACGTCGCCCGCGCAGCTCGTCGTCGACGGCTATTGGGGCCGGGAGACCACGCTTCGCCTGCAGGAGCTCTTCGGCTGCCCGTACAAGGACGGGGTCATCTCCTCCCAGTGGGCGGGCGACGCATGGCGCCACGCGGCCTGCACGAGCTTCGAGCACGACAACTCCGGCGAGGGCTCGGTGACCATCGTGCGCCTGCAGCAGCATATCGGTGTGACCGCCGACGGCCTCTGCGGCAAGGACACGATCAACGCGCTCATCAAGCGCTTCATGTCGTCCTCCGGCGCGACCGTCCTGGACGGAAAGCTCGACGCCGCCTCCGTCACCGTCAAGGCCATGCAGCGCGCGATAAACGATGGGCGGCTCTGATGCCGTACCCGTCGCCGGCGGACGAGCATGACGGCGATTGCCTGAACCTGGTCTTGTTCCTTATCGACCTCGCTTTGGTGTTCGTGGCCGCGCCGATGTGCCTCATGGGCCTGCTCTAGCTGTGACCTACTGTGACCTAGCTCGTACCTACCGTGACCCCTCCTCGCTTCGGCGGGGAGGGTCTATTTTTATGTCGAAAACGCGTCCCTAACGCGTCCCAATTCTTCGGTTTTGTCAACTTTGTCGGCATTATCAACTCTATTTGCGCAGGTCACAGCGTTATCAACACCGATGGGCGTTGAATAGTAGACTAGAGAAGTGTAATCATCTTCATAAAACCGCAGGTAGATAGGTTGTGACTCGAATAATTGTCCCTATTTGTCCCAAACGGTCACGACTTTGCAGCGCGGTATCGCGCGTAGGCCTCGGCGACGGCTTCGACGAACACGTCTCGCTCTGGCCGATCGTAATGAATCTCCCCGACGCTTTTCCCCGCGTGGCCCATCATCTTCTCGCACATGTCCTCGGGCACCTTCAGCTCCCAGCGCATGAACGTTCGCCAAGAGTTGCGAAGGTTCTGCAAGGGTATGTAGCTCAGCCCGGCGGAATCCAGCGCGCGCTTCCAAGCCCTTCCCGCCGCAGCCTGACCCATTGGCGACCCGTCGCCCCGGTCGCACAGCCACGACGCGCTGACCGCGAGAACGTCTTCGCTCCACGGCTCCGGGACTACCACCCAACGCTCGCTCCGGCTGGTCTTTAGCGTGTCGAAAACTTCTCCGCTCCTGTTCACCTGACGCTCGATGCGCACGGCGGCGAGCGCCTGCCCGTGCGACTCGACGCGCACGACGTCTGTTGCCTTCGCTCCTAAAGCCTCTCCGATCCTGCAGGAGGCCGTTCCGCACAGCACTGCAGGCAAGTAGACCGGCGTCCCTTTGATGGCCTCGAGAACAGACGTGAGGGCTTCGAGCGTGTACACGTCCTTCAGCCTCTCGCGGGCCGGGGTTCTCGGCATGCGGTAACGTGCAGAACACGGGTTCGATTTCGCAACCTCGTACCTGACGCACATGTCCAGCAACTGCGACAGCAGCTGCAGCGACCTCTGCGCGCTCGACGGCGCGAGCGTGAGCAGCCATTCCTGCACCTGCAGCGGCTTCACGTCGGTAACCGGCACGTCAGCCCAGCGCGGAATGATGCGCGAGTTCCACATCGACCTGTACATCCGCTCCGTGTTTGCCGACACCTCGCCCTTGCTGAGCCTGTCCTCGAAGTCCGGGAGCCACCACATCTCGTATGCCTGCCGCACGGTCGGCGCAGGCGCGTCGCTTGAATGCTCCACCCGGCGCCGTGCGAGCACGTCGTCGGCGTCCTTGCGGGTGCCGCGCACCGTCTCGGAGACGCGGCGGTACCCCTTGCCGTCGTGGAGGTCGGCCCAGTAGCGGATGCGGCGCTTCCCGCGCCCGGCGTCCTCGTTGCTGCCCCACGACGACCTGCGCTTCTTAGGCATCGCGCACCCTCCTTACTTGTGGCGTTGACGCAAAGGCGCGTCTCGCGTCTCGTGTGGAGCACGAGCCGCGCCTTTCCTTACTTCCTTTCTTACTTACTTTCTTGCTCGAACAGCGTTCGAACGATGCTCGCGCGACGTTCGCGGAGCCTCATCGGCCGCCTAGCGCCCCTCCGGGGCGGAGTCATGGACGGACCCCCCCCCCCAGACACTTTTTCGGGGGCAGGCGGGAGCCTCTCGGCCAGTTCATCCGAATTAAGCCCTTGGGGATAGGTCGCGACGAGCCCTGCCACCACGTTCTCCGCAATCTCGCGGCCCTCTTCGGACAGCGCGGCGTAGGCCGACATGAGACGTGAGCCGCACTGAGGCGCGGTGGATGTCTCCTCGCGCGGGTGTGTGGCGTACCAGTCGCAGAGGTCGTTAGGAGTGCAGCCGAAAACTACGGAAATCTCGTAGGCATCTTCCAGCGTGAGGGCAACTTCCTCACGCTCGAGGGAGGCGTAGCGCCGTTCCTTCATCCCTAAGGCCTTTGCTGCCTCTGATTGGGACTTGTACCCGGCACTTTTACGACATGCCTTCAACGAGAGTTTGAACATATCTCCTCCTTCTGTTGTCGAAAATTCTACGTGATTCACGTATTAATGGCAAAGATTTTTGCAATTCTCTCTTGACGCAACGCGAATCACGTTGATACTATGAAATGCAACGCGAATCACGTTGATATATGAGAAGGGAGGGAGCCACGGATGCCTGAGTTCAAGAATCGGGTTCGGCGCAGCTTGAGAGTGGCGATGGCCAAGGCGGACATGGATGCTCAGGAGCTTGCTGACAAGTCCGGCGTCTCCTACGACGCAATCCTGAGATACCTGCGGGGCGAGACCGGCCCGTTGCTTGAGACGGCTTGCAAGATTGCTGAAGCGTTGGGCTGCTCGCCCAACGATCTGTGCGGCATCGAGTAGCCGCAGGACACGACGATTAAGAACGGAGGTAACACCAATGAACGACATTCAGGTTTTTAAGAACGATCAGTTCGGGCAGGTTCGTGCCGCGCGCGGCAAGAACGGCGAGCCGGTGTTCGTTGCCAAGGACATTTGCGCGATTCTCGAACTTGGAAACCCTCGCTCGTCCATTGCACTTCTCGATGATGACGAGAAGGGTGTCCACAGCGTGGACACCCCTGGCGGCAAGCAGCAGATGACTACCGTCACTGAGCCCGGGTTTTACAAGCTCGTCATGCGTAGCCGCAAGCCTGAGGCGAAGGCTTTCCAGCGCTGGGTCACGCACGAGGTGCTCCCGGCCCTGCGGCGCGACGGCGGATACATGGTCGCCCGCGACGAGACCCCGGAGCAGACGATGGCCCGCGCGGTCCTTCTCGCCCAGGCCACCATCGACCGGCAGCGCGACCGCATCGCGGAGCTGGAGCCGAAGGCGCTCTTCGCGGACGCCGTGGCGGCGAGCGACGGCACGTGCCTCGTTGGCGAGCTCGCGAAGATGATGCGCCAGAACGGGGTCGAGGTGGGCCAAAACCGCCTCTTCGCCATGCTTCGCGAGGACGGCTACCTGGGCAACGTCGGGCAGAACCGCAACGTGCCCACCCAGCGCGCGATGGACCTCGGGCTCTTCCGCATCAAGGAGACCGCCGTGACGCACTCAGACGGCCACGTGACCATCAACCGCACGCCGAAGGTCACGGGCAAGGGCCAGATCTACTTCGTTAAGCGCTACGGCGCTTAGCACAACCCATAGCACAACCTATCCCAGCAAGCGACGCGGGGCCATGCCCCGTGGCGGGGAGCCGTTGCGCGAATTGCACCACGTACCTTGACACCAGAATGGCGCGCCGCCCTCGCCGAAAAGGACGGGAACAAACGCGGATGACGGGCGATGCGGCGGCCGGGAAGGAGCCGCGTATGGGTGAAGATTTCTCCGCCAACCGGCGCGCGGTCGTCGACAGCCTCACGGGGTGCGTCGAGCACCTCGCATCACTTGTCAAGGAGGGCAAGGCGGAGCTCGACGAGATGACGCTTCTCGCCGAGCTCGCCTCGACCCTCCTCGGGAGCATCTAGGGCAAGGGTTTACCTTCCCTGCAGCTCAACGATCTTCTCGTACATTGCGTCCAGGAACTCAGCGGCCTGCCCGGGGCGGAGCATGTCGTCGTTGTTTCCGGTGGGGCTTTCGAGCGCGGAGCGGGTCAGCTCGATCGCCTTCTCGATTGCCCAGTTCTTCTTTTCGTCCATTAGATCACCTCCCCTCTGGGGAGATATTAGGCCGTCGCACCGGCCGTCATCCACGGTTTTACCGAGAGCCTCCCCCGCGCGGCGCGGGTGTGCCCCTGACCTGCATCGCAGGTCGAAGCCTTCTCCGACCTTCACAGGGCATGCGCTTCACCACCCCCCTACGCTCCACAGAGCACCACGGCGCGGGACATAACGGCAGCCGGCGGGAGCCATGGCCCCGCGGCCGTGCCCGCGCCGCTCGGGGAGGGTTCTCGGTCGGCAAGACATTCAACAGGCAACAAAAAAGCCCCTCGGTCCGGCAAGACGTGGAGGGGCTCGACCTAAGGAGGTCGATTCACATGGTACCAAACGAGCTTGACGTGAGCCCCGAGGCGATGAACCTCATCGCCGCCTTCGCCGCGACGGCGCTCTCGATTCTCGCTGCCCGATTCTTCCTCTGGCTCCGTGAGCTGGAGGGCTACGCGAGGGGCGAGGGCCTGTGAGCGGCGGGCGCGCCCTCGAATGGGCGAAGGCGGCGGGGCTGAGGCCGCAGATGTCTTACACGGTGCCCCAGACCGCGCGGTACACGGGCCTTAGCCGCTACCAACTCGAGCACGAGATCGAGGCCGGGAGGCTTCTGACCATCATGCCCGCAGGCTGCGAGCGCGGCAGGCGGGTCACGGTCGAGGCCGTCGACGAGTGGCTGGATGCGAACGAGAGATAGAAACGGAGGAAGAGATGGGAAGCGTGCCTGCACAGGCCGGAGAGGTTGCCGGCGAGAAGGAGGCCCGCGAGAGGCCGCGCGGCGTGATGACGCTCGACGAGCTCCTGGCCTACGCCGAGGAGACCGGCGACCCGCTGGCCAGCCAGCTGGCGCCGGGCGTCCGCTACACCTACGTGCTCGACCAGCGCGAGGGGGTAGAGAGCCCCAAGGACGGGCACCGCTACGTCCCGCCGCGCTCCATCGTGGTCGAGGGCGAGAGGGGCAGGGTCGAGGACGCCGCCCAGGGCGTCGCCTGGATGCTCAGGCGGCTCGGGTGGACCTCGCGGATGATCGTGGAGGGCTGCGTGCTGAAGGACGCGCCCGCGAGGAAAGGGGATTGACATGGGTTTCGGAATCAACCGCGTCGTCGTGAGCGGTCGTCTCTGCAAGGACCCGGAGCTGAGGGCCACCCGCTCTGGCCTGGACGTGATGACCGTGCGCCTGGCCACCGAGGACCGCAAGAAGGGGGCCGACGGCGCGTGGGTGGACGACACCAGCTACCTTGACATCGTTTCGTTCGGCGGGGTGGCCGCGGCCGCGGCGCAGCAGCTCTCGAAGGGCTCGCGCGTGGTCTTCGGCGGCAAGGTCAGGCAGCGGACGTGGGAGGACGAGGCGGGGACCCGGCACTACCGCGTCGAGATCGTCGCTGACGACATCGTCGTGTGCGGGGAGAGGCCGCGCGCGGCCGCGGCGCCGGCGCAGCCCTCCCGGCCGCCCGTGGCGGCGGCTCCCGCGCCCGTCGCGCCGCCCGTCGCGCCGGCGGACGTCTACGACGAGGACATCCCGTTTTGACGCCGCCGGAGAAGACGCCGCTGAAGCCCTGCGAGTGCAGCAAGTGCCGCCACTGCTGGGCCGCGGCGATGGTGTGCACGAGGCGGCTCATATCGAGGGCGCCCGGCGAGAAGCGGTCGGGGTGCCTGTACTACGAGGAGCGCGAGGGGAGGGGCTAGGTGTCACGCCGTGGGATCAGGTGGTGCAAGCTCGACCTCGACATGCTGCGCGACCCGAAGGTGCAGCTCGTGCTCGACGAGGCCGGCGCCGAGGGCGTCGCCGTCTGGATCGCCGCCATCATCGAGATGTACACGGCGATTAACGACGGCCAGGTCTTCATCTCCGTCGACTCGCTCGTCCGAAGGGTCGCCTGTGACCTGAATTTAGGCAAAATCCGGGCAAAAAAGCTCCTAAAAACGTGCGAAAAAGCGGGGCTTTTCGACCACGAAATGTGGGCCGAGGGAAGGGCCGCGAACGAGCGCGTCGCGGAGTTCTACGAGCAGTACCTGCGGAAATGCGATCGGGCCGAGAAGGCGAGGGCCGCCAGGGACGTTTCTAATATCAAGCCTGATATTAAGCCGTAGATATTAGATAAGAGATATAGAGATAAGAACCCTCTCCCTTACTTGTGAGTAGGGGAACCTAACTTTTCAACAATCTTTCGACAAGTTTTCAACATTGGAGGACGTATGAGCGACACGACCGGAATCCAGAGGCTGCGCAACGCCATCGAGGTCCAGGGCCGCGGCGGGGCGAAGACCCTCGTGCTCGACATGTCGGCGGCCGAGGAGATCTGCCGCGAGTGCGAGGACGAGCTCGAGGCGCTGGGCGAGGACCTCGACGGGCTCTACACCGCCGTCACCGGCGCGACGATGATCCTGCGCGCCGGGCTCGGGGAGTAGTGCCCACCATGAACGTTTTCGCGAAGGTGAGACTGCGATGAGGATAAGCCAGGACAAGCTGCCGCCGGCCATCGACCTGGGCCGGGCGGTGCCGGACGGCGGGATCTGCAAGCCGAGGGCAAAGGGCGAGCTGCGCGTGCCGCCCGACAAGGTGAGGCGCGAGGTCGTGGCGGCGCTGCAGGCGTGCTCGGCGCCGGGGCGCAATGGATGCGAGAAGCCGTTCGCGCAGGTCGTGGCCGCGCTCGGGCCGTGGTGGAGCAGGAACCAGGACTCCACGTTGCCGGAGGTGCTCGCCGACCTCGTGGCGCCGCGGGGCAAGGGCGCGCTGGCCGCCGAGGTCGCCGACAAGGTCGGGAGGCTCACGCTCGAGCGCGACGAGGCGGTTGCCGAGGCGGCGACGCTCCGCGAGCGGGCTGCGCGCGCCGAGGCCGAGGCAGACAGGATGCGCAGGAAGCTTGAGAAGGTCGAGCACCTGCTCGGAGACGACGAGGAAAGGAGTCGGTGATGGCCGACAAGACAGGCGTGGCCAGGCTGCGCCAGGCGATAGAGAACCAGTGGGACGCGGGTGAGGCGTGCTTCACGCTGCCGATAGGGGAGGCGGCCTCCATTTGCGACGAGTGCGAGGACGAGCTGGGGGCGCTGTCATGGGCTAAGGGTGTGCCCGTCCCAGTGGATGCTGATGGCAATGTCGTGCCGCTCGACACGGAGAAGCTGTATACGGACGATGGCGAGATGGTCCGCGTGGATAGCATCTGCCACGGCGCCCGCCTGTGGCACGTCAAGAGAATGCACAGTGACAAGACGTATTGGCTCGACTCGCTCCACCTTCGCAGTCTTGACAGCTGGGAGAAACTGGAGGAGGACGCGAAGCTTGCGCCGCGCGCCTACCTGGAGAAGCGCGGTATGAACCCAGAGAAAACCGAGCGCGTCGCGTCCATGATGGCCGACCTCGTGAGCCGCGCCAAGGCCCTCGCGGAGCGCGACGCGAAGGGGGCCGACTGTGATTAGCGACAAGGAGCGCCGCGCTGTGGCTGCGCTGATGCGCGAGATTATGCGCGACGACCCGCACGGGTGGCTCGACGTCATGGTCTCGCGCGCAGTGGCCGGCGTGCTGGGGGATGGCGTGAAAATCGGCGAGACCGTCGCCGACCTCATAGACCGTCCGACGTGCGAGTACGTGCCAATCGGCAACAGGAGATTCGGTTGCTCATGGTGCGGGCACGTCGTCAGGCTTGACTACGACGAGCTGATAGCGGACGAAATTTACCTGCCGTTCAACTACTGCCCCAACTGCGGGGCGGAGGTGGTGGAGGATGTTTAGCGCCTATGTCGCGCGAGCCGCGCACGCCATACTCTGCCGTAAGACCGAGGTCGCCGACCTGTACAAGGGCGACTGCCGCGGCTGCGGCGAGTGCTGCTCGCGCTTCCTGCCTCTAAGCCCCTACGACCTGCGTCGTCTAAAGCCTTACGTGCTCGAGCACGGAATCAAGCCGCATGAGCCGCGAGGCGAGGTCGACCTCATGTGCCCATGGCTCACCGACGGCAAGGAGTGCGCCGTCTACGCGGCAAGGCCCGAGGTGTGCCGCGCCTACCGCTGCGACCTGCACAAGCGCGGCGAGATTCGGACCTTCTTCGGGGCGGCGAGCGCCAAGGTCACCGACATGAGGGAGCTTGCGGAGAGGTGGAGCGATGACGTATGACAGCGCGGGCTACCGCGATCACTGCGGAGATTGCCGCCATTTCATTGAACCGAATCTAAAGGAGAACTGATGCTAGACATGACAAATGCAAGCCGCCGTAAATCTGTTCCTGTAATCGCCATCGTCGCCGCCCTCGCGGTTGCCGCGTCCGTCGCGCTCGCGGGATGCACGGAGAGCGCCCGCGTTAGCTACAACATCAAGCAGGACGCGGACAACTTCAACGTAGCGAGAAGGCTCACGGTCTTCAACATGCGCTCTGACAAGGTGCTCATGCAGATGACCGGCTGCTTCGCGCTCCACAACGACGCGGACAACGAACTTGAGGTCGTGTGCGAGTTGCCAGATGGCAGCTTCCAAAAGCACCTCGTGTACCTCAACGATTGGACGATGTACACGGTTGAGCAGCTAGACACGTCAGACGTCGACAGGTTCAACTACGAGCTCAACTTCCTTCCGCAGGAGCTGCCCGGCGTGAAGATCACGAGTAAGGACTAGGCTGCGATGACTACGACGAGTGACGCCCGCGAGACCGTCCGCGACCCCAGCTGGTACACGTCCGGCGCCGTGGAGACCATCGCGAAGATAGAGGCCGTCATCGACGGGCTGCCCGCGCGAGAGGCCTTCCTGCTCGGGCAGGTCATACGCTACGTCGACCGAGCCGGGGAGAAGGACGACCCGGCCCTGGACCTCGGCAAGGCGAACAACTACGCATGGCGACTGGTCACGGGCGATTGGAGGTGCGATGGCGGGGGCGAGCGTCTACCAAGGTAAGGACGGCGTCTGGCGCGCCAGGGTCATCTTCCCGGCCGACCCCGCCACCGGCCGCCGCGCCCGCAAGGTCAAGGCCTTCCCAGGGGCGAGGGACGCCGAGGAGGCCCGCGCCATGGCCGAGGCCTACGCCGCCGGGGCGTCCGGCGCGTCCATCCAGGGCGCGCTCGCGCGCTACGCCGAGGAGGTCGCCGAGAAGGGGGCCGCGGGGCGCGCGCCCAAGGCCAACACGGCGCACGACTACCTGGGCTACGCCCGCCGCCTGGGCGAGGTCTTCCCCGCCGTGCCGGCCTGCGAGGTCACGCCCGGCATGGTCTCGTCGGTGGAGTCGCAGCTCCTCTCGCGCGGGCTCTCGGCCACGACCGTCAACGGCTACCACCAGTTCATGAGCGGGGCCTTCTCGTGGATGGCCCGCCAGGGCTGGGTTCGCTCCAACCCGGCCGCGGACGCGATCCACCCGAGCGCCGGCAACCCCGACGCCTCCGGCAAGGCCCTCGACGAGGAGGAGCTGCGCGCGCTCACGCTTCGGCTGAGGGCCGACGAGCCGGAGGCCGGCGACTTCGGCGAGTGGCAGTGCGCCATGACGGCGCTCGACCTCATCGCCTGCACGGGGATGCGCCTGGGCGAGGTGCTCGCCCTGCGCGTGCGGGACCTCCGCCCCCAGGTGCCCGACGTCTACGTCTGCGGCACCGTCTGCGAGCGCGGCGGCCTCTTCCGCCAGCCCACGGCCAAGAGAGGGGAGGACAGGCGCCTGGCGGTGCCGACGCGCATCGTGCCGACCCTGCGCCTCATGGCCGCCGGCAAGCGGCCGGACGACGCGCTCCTCTCGCCGGACGGCGCGATCGTGCGGCCCGCGGTCGTCCGGCAGGCCCTGCGCGCGGCGTGCCAGGAGGCCGGCGTGCGGCGCATAACGCCCCACGCGCTCAGGCACACTCACGCCACGCTCGCCCTGCAGCGCGGCTTCACCATCGCCGACGTCCAGGCGAGGCTCGGCCACGCCGACGTGAAGACCACGCTCGGCATTTACGGGCACACGACCGCCGCCCGCGACAGGGGCATCGCGGAGTCCTTCGGCGGGTAAGGTTGGCGCCGGGGCGGCGAGGACCACGGCAGGACCACGGATGGCTTCCCGGCGCGGCGCCGCCCGGGCAGCGTTCCCGCTGGTCGCGCGGCCCGCCGCCCCTCTTTCCGCCCACGCCCCCGACGGACAACGCCTAATTGTCCGATTTAAGTGGTATTGGTTAAGAGAGTTATGCAAGTTAGGTAGATTGGAGGCTTCATGGCATACGAGGAAGAGCCGCCGAGTACGTTGGAGCTGCTAAGCATTCCGTTTCTGCTGCTTCTCGTCTTCGTGCTCGTGCTCTACGCGCCCTTTTGGGCAATCGACAAACTGCGCGAGAAGTGGAGAGAGCGCAGAAAGACAAACCGCAGGTAGAATAGTACGGGACGGATTCTCACCACGGGGATTGGAGACTGATGCAAGCACGCGACTTCTTCGCATCGGTGCGCGCCGCGGCCGACGAGGCCGAGCGGACGAGGAGCCAGATAGAGCGCATGGAGGCGGCGGAGGGCGTGCGCGCGCAGGGGTACACCCCGGGCGTCTCCAGATCTAGGGCCGACGTCAACGGGACCGCCCGCGTCATCTCCCGCGTCGACTACGAGCGCAGGATGCGCAGGCGGCTCGAGGAGGACTACGCACTCATCGACCGCGGGTGCTCCGTGATCTACGGCAGCGACCAGACGGGCATGGGCGGCGTGGACGCGCTGCTGGGCTCCGCGACCGCCGACACGATGTGGTGGCGCTTCTGCGACGGCGCGGGCTGGACTAAAGTGGCCCGCGAGGTCGGGCATTCCGAGAGCTGGTGCAGGCTCGCGGTCGAAACGGCGCTCGACGTGTGCGACCAGTACGGCATGGACGCGATGACGCAAGGCCTCGGCATCGCCGAGGACAGGCCCGAGTCTTTCTAGGAGAGCCCCGACGCATCGAGCGCCGGGGCTTTTTTTGTGGCTCTGTTAGACCAACATTGACATATAGGTGATGCCACGGTGGTATAATAGCCGTAAGCTCTACGGCATTGGAGTATCATGAACGCCGAAGACCTGGTCATCATCTTCAAAAAGAACATGGCGAACCTCAGCAAAACCGAGCGCCGCCGCGCAATCGAATCCGTCAGGGACGTGATACGCGCGGCGATGTTCGATGATGCGGCCGGCTCCACCTATGAAGTCGAATGCTGCCCGCGCTGCGGGTCCATCGCGATCGTGAAGAAGGGCAAATCAAAGAACGGCGAGCAGCGCTACCTTTGCCGGGACTGCGGCAGGACCTTCGGTATGGGCAGCGAGCGCATCCTGGGGACGAGCAAGCTCCCGAAGGAGACATGGATGGCCTATGCCGAGTGCTTCGTTCTCATGCTGCCCCTGCGCGAATGCGCGAGGCGCTGCCATGTCTGTCTCAAGACCGCCTACACCATGCGCCACAGGCTGATCGAGTGCCTCTCGGCCTACTCGCCCTCGTTTAAGGTCGAGCGGGGTTGCGGCTGCGAGCTCGACGAGACCTATTTCCCCGAGTCGTTCAAGGGCAACCACACGAAGGGGTCGTTCACGATGCCGCGACCCTCCCGGCATCGCGGCAAGCAGGTGCACAAGCGCGGCCTGTCGCGCGAGCAGATTTGCGTCATGACCGGCGTGAACGACTCGAACGAGACGTTTTTCGAGGTCTCGGGGCGGGGCGTCCTGTCGAGGAAACGCGCCATGGATGTGCTGAGAGGCCGCATCATGTCCGGTTCCGTCGTGGCGACGGACAAGGCGTCCGCCTATGTCGACGTCCTCGCCGAGCTCGAGGTCGCCGCGCACACGGCCTACGATTCCAAGGACCGCTCTGAGGGGACCATCAACCGGATCAACACCGTCCATTCGCTCCTTGGTGCCTTCATGGAGCCGTTCAGGGGCGTGTCGACGAAGCACCTCGCTGCCTACCTCGCCTGGTTCAAGTGGTGCCGGACCTTCATGGCGGCCGATTCCGGCACTGCCGAGCGCGCGGTCGCGCGGCAGCTCGCGAACGGCGTATGCAGGAGCCGTATCCGCGACATGTTCAACGTCCTGCCGCCCTATATGGACTACTGGGTCACATCCGCCGCATAGAGAAGATAAAATGGTTGCACCGTGATATACGAGGAGAGGTACAACCATGCCGTCGAACATACCTGCCACGACGATACGTATCGAACCGGAGGTCAAAAAAGAGGCCACGGCCATCCTTGACGAGCTCGGCTTGTCCATGTCCACCGCCGTCAATGCATTCCTCAAGGCGCTCGTCCGCGAGGGCGGCATGCCGTTCGAGATGAAGGTCACACCGAGGAAGGGCGAGGAGTAACCATGACGTCGCAGGTCGAGAGAGAGAGAGAGAGAGTAGATAGGCGCTCCGCGCCTACGGGGACCGCCGCAGGGCGGTGGTCCTAGATGGCTGGTAACTCAAGTCTCGGCGCGGCGAAAGATGCCAAGAACGATGAGTTTTACACGCAGTACAGTGACATTGAAGCCGAGATGAACGCCTATGTGGAGTTCAATCCCGATGTATTCCGGGGTAAGACGATTCTGCTTCCGTGCGATGACCCTGAGTGGTCAAACTTCACGAAGTATTTTGCCGCGAACTTTGAGCGTTTTGGTCTGAAGAAGCTGATTAGCACGTCCTATGCGAAGGGCGCTGGAAATAAACAGCTGACATTGTTTGAAATGGATTCTCCGCTTTATGACGCTGACAAGCACGACACGCACGGCAAGCTGTTCACGCTGACGCGGGACAGGGACGGCTCTGGGCAGGTCGACACCGACGACATCGAGTTCTCGGGATACCTCGAAGGTGACGGCGACTTCCGCTCCGCCGAGGTGAAGGCGCTACGCGACGAGGCAGACATCATCATCACGAACCCGCCGTTCTCGCTGTTCCATGAATTCATTTCATGGATATTGGACGGGAACAAGCAATTCGCGATTATCGGAAATATGAATGCTTTGAAATATCGAGAGGTATTCCCTCGTCTTTTGTCAGGTGATATTTGGCTTGGAACAACGGGGCCGAAAGAGTTCATTGTTTCGGCTACTGTTGATGACCGAAGTAACTTTGTTGTTCAAGAGGGTAAGCAGACTCTTGCAACATTTGGAAATGTGCGCTGGTATACGAATTTGGACCACGGACGACGTCATACGCCGTTGTTGTTAGACACCATGGTTCATAATTTGAAGTTCAACAAGAAGCTGCGCAGGAAGCTCGCCGAGAAATATCACACTGACGCATATCCTGAATTTTCTAATTACGACGCCTTGGAAGTCCCCTTTGTTGAATGCATTCCTTCCGACTACGAGGGCGTTATGGGTGTCCCTATCTCATTTCTTGAAAAGCATAATCCAGAGCAGTTTGAGCTGCTTGGAATGTCAGGCGTCCTTGAGTGGGCGGTAGAGGAATGCGATTTCTTCAATCCACCAACCGATGAAATCAAGGCAATTTGCAAAAAGAGAAGTAAGACCTGGCGTGTTCAGAAAGCATATTTGGATGACGAGGATGGTATGCCGCTGATTCCGGTTTATGACAGGCTGTTTATTCGTCCTAAGAGAGGAGGCAATGACTGATGAAAACGACTTTACATACCGACTGGACGGTCGGCGATGTCTGCAAGGGCTTCGTGTTCGACCGCAACGAGGGCAAGGGACTGTTCGGCCTCGATGGGCAGCTCATTATCCAGCCCGAGTATCAGCGCAACTATATCTACGGCGACGGCAAGCGCGACGTGGCCGTTGTCGAGTCCCTGCTGAAGGGCTATCCCCTCGGCTTGATTTACTTCGTGAAGAACGCCGACGGGATGTACGAGGTTCTGGACGGGCAGCAGCGCATCACGTCATTCGCCCGCTACGTGAACAAGTCATGGCCGTTCGCTGTTGAGCTGGACGGTAAGCCCCGTTATTTCGACAGTCTGGATGCCGACCAGCAGAAGCTCATTGTTGACGCGCCCCTTACGATTTACGTCTGCGAAGGTGAGCCGTCGGAGATCCAAGCATGGTTCGAAACCATCAACATCGCAGGCGTCCCGCTGGTAGATCAGGAACTGCGCAACGCCGCGTATCACGGGCCGTTCGTGACGAAGGCTCGTGAGGTATTCTCCAACACGGGCAACGCAAACATGAACCGTTGGCAGACATACGTTTCGGGAGACCCGAAGCGTCAGGCAATTCTCGAAACCGCGCTTGAGTGGGTCAGCGATGGCAATATCGACGACTATATGGCGCAGCGTCGCTACGACGCCGATATTGACGATCTGAAAAATCATTTCGATACGGTAGTCGACTGGGTGGATTCCGTATTCGAGTACACGGGAAGCGAGATGTGCGGGCGCGAATGGGGTCGGCTGTACCGCGAGTATCACAAGAACGCCTACTCGAAGGACAAGGTAGCCGAACGTGTGAACGCCCTGCTCGATGACTCGCAAGTCGGCGATAAAAAGGGCATCTTCGAGTACGTATTGGGCGGCGAGGTAGACTCGCGTCTGCTGAACATCCGAGTGTTCGACAAGAAGACCATCAAGGCTGTGTATCGCAAGCAGACCGCAGAGGCGGAAGCTCAAGGCGTGTCGAACTGCCCGCTGTGTGCCATCGGGCATGATGCGAACGCGAAGCGCATCTACAAGGAGTCCGAGATGGACGCCGATCATGTAACCGCATGGTCAAAGGGCGGCTCTACTACTGAAAGCAACTGCCAAATGCTTTGTAAGACACACAACAAGTCAAAAGGAAACAGATAGAAACGGATGGGGCGGCTATGACAGCCGCCCCATCTCATTATGTCAATTCTGGGCTAACAGAGCCTTTTTTGTTGGCAGGTTCTGGCAATCTCTGGCAGGTTCTGGCGCATTTTGGCAGCCCGTGGCGCATTTTGGCAACGATTGGCGGACTGTGGCGGCGATTCGGCGCGTATAACGTAGGCTGTGCGACAGCGCACGAGAATCAACGCAAGGCCCTGGGGAACACCGGGGCCTTTCTCTTTAAGGAGGCGCGATGCTTCCGCTCCGCGTCATCGAGTCCATCGCCCTGCGATACGACACCGTGATGAGCCGGGCCATGCTCCGCGCCCTGGGCGTGGTGGTAAGGCCTGAGGTCAGGGCTGTGCCAAAGGCTTGCGCCAAGCTGATAAGCGACGCCAAGTACCGGGGCATGGAGTGGTGCTTCGAGAACCACGGCTCGCCCTGTCTATGAGCACGCCCAGCCGCTACGCCAACGGTCATGCGCGCCGAGAGGTGAGGGCGTGGCTGAGGGCGCAGTGCAGGCCGTGCGCGATATGCGGCAGGCCCATCGACTACGACCTCCCGGCCGGCGACCCCATGAGCTTCGAGGTCGACGAGATCGTGCCGGTGTCGCGCGGCGGCTCGCCCATCGACCGAGCGAACGTGCAGCCCGCGCACCGCATCTGCAACCAGCGTCGGGGCAACCGAATGCCCGGCGACGCGGGGGCGGCCGGGCTGGCGGTGAGGAGAAGCCGCGACTGGTAGGGGGGCGACCCCCTCCCCCCGGCCCACAGGCTCGCCCGCTGGCGTTGCGCCCATATAGCGCGCCCATTTTATTTCCACAGGTACCTAACAAACGTGTTGGCGGTGAGACCATGGCCCGCATCAAGCTCACGACCGCATGCAACCGCGGCGACCCGCGCGGGGTCTACGAGGCCCTGCGCTACGACATGGCCAAGAAGCTCGAGGAGACCGACTCTGGCCGCGACTACGCCGCCATCGCCAAGTCCTTCATCGACGTGCAGGAGAAGCTGGACGAGCTGGGCGAAACGGCGACCAAGGCGACGGAGCGCCACGCATCAGCGCTCGCGCAGGCCCAGCGCCGCCACCTGAAGGTAGTCAATGGCTAGGATCGGCAACCAGGCCCCGACGTTCGAGGTCGTGGGCGACTACGCCCGAACGGACGGCCCGGAGATAGTCTCGACGCTCGCGGCCTACGGCTTCGAGTTCGACGAGGCGCAGGCCCACCAGCTCGAGCTCTACGCGGCCAAGGACGCCACCGGCGCCCCGGCGGCCATGACCATCGGCCTCTCGAAGCCGCGCCAGAACGGCAAGAGCCACGCGGCGCGCTGGTGGGCGGTGTGGTGCGCGGCCATCTGCGGCATGCAGGTGGTCTACTCCGCGCACAACGGAGACGTTGTGGCCGAGTTCTTCAAGCTGCTAGACCTCGTCTTCACCAACGAGGACAACTACCCCGACTTCCACGCCATGCTCGACGGCGAGCCGTACAGGCAGCCAGGCAGGCAGGAGATACGTTTCACCAGCGGCGGGCGCATCCGCTTCTCGACGCGAACCAACTCAAAGAGCCGTGGCGGCACCTGCTCCATGATCGTCATCGACGAGGCACAGGAGCTCACCGACGCGCAGCTCAACGCATTGCTGCCGACCACGGCCGCGAGCCCGGACGGCGTGCCGCAGGCCATCTACATCGGCACCCCGCCCGACCCGACGTGCGTCGGCACCGTCTTCCGCCGTCTCCATGACGAGGCGCACGGCGACCCGGCGCCGGACACGTGGTGGATGGAATGGGCCATCGACGAGCTGCCCAAGGAAGACGCCGACATGGACGAGCTGATGGAGCTTGCCTACGCGACGAACCCGGCGCTCGGCACGCGCATCAACGAGCGCACCGTCCGCAACGAGGCCCGCACGATGGGCCTGGACGGCCTCGCCCGCGAGCGCTTCGGCTGGTGGAAGCCCGGCGGCGCGCAGGCGCCCCCGCTCATCGACCCCGCCAAGTGGGGGGAGTGCCTGGTGGCCGACGAGGACGCCATGCGAGACGGAATCAAGGCCTTCGGCGTGAAGTTCTCGCCCGACGGGCAGACCGCCGCGCTCAGCGTGGCCCTGGCCCATAAGGGCGGGGCGTCCTACGTCGAGCTGATAGAGGTCTCCGGCACCTCGCGCGGCACCGACGGGCTGTCCGACTGGCTGCTCGCCCGCGCCGGGACCACGGCGGCGCTTGCCATCGACGGCAAGAGCGGGACGGCGCCCCTCGTCAAGCGCCTCCTCGACCGCGGCTACCCGAGGCGCGCACTCGTGGAGTGCTCCCCGGCGGACGCGCAGGCGTCGGTGGCGATGCTGCTCGACGAGGTCAACGCGGGCACCGTCAGCCACATCGCATCGCCGGCGCTCGACGAGAGCGCGACGAGATCCATCAAGCGAAAGATAGGGAGCAACGGCGGCTTCGGCTTCGGCGACGGCCCCGACTCCATCTCGTGCCCGGTCGAGAGCGCGGCGCTGGCCCTGTGGGCCGCCCGCACGACCAAGCGCGACCCGAAGAGAAAGCAGAGGGCCTGGTAGTGCGCAAGGAGATACCATCCGACATCGCGTCGGCGAGCGGCCTCAGGCCCGAGGACGCCCAGACCGTTCAAGCACTCTGCGTGACCTACCGCACGAAGCTCGCGCGCAATTACCTGCGACGGGGCTACTACCTGATGCACAAGCGCCCCAAGGAGCTGGGCATCTCCGTGCCGCCGCACCTCCGCAACCTCGAGCAGGTGGTGGGCTGGCCCGCGAAGGCGGTGGACAGCCTCGCCAACCGCTCGCAGTTCGACGGCTTCGTTACCTCCGACGAGGACGCGACCGACGAGCTCGCGCGCATCGTCTCTGCCAACTCCATGAAGCGCCTGTACCGGCAGTCGGTGAAGAGCGAGCTGCAGTGCTGCTGCGCCTTCTTGACCGTCACGGCGGGCGACGAGGGCGAGCCGCCCGTGATCGTGTCCTCGCACCCAGCCACCGCCGCCGCGGCCATCTGGGACGACCACATGCGCCGCATCGAGGCGGGCATGGTCGTGGTCGACCGCGACCGCAGGCCGCGCCACGGCGACGAGCCGACGTGGGTGGACGTCTTCACCGACGAGGCCGTCATCCGCATCAGGCGCGACGGAACCACCCGCAACTGGGCGGCGGAGTACGTCTGGCACTCCATGGGCCGCCCGCTCATGGTCCCCATGGCCCACGAGGCCACGCTGGAGCGCCCCTTCGGCAAGTCGCGCATCTCCCGCGCGGTGATGAACATCACAGACAACGCCATGCGCGCCTCCGTGCGCTCCGAGATCTCCGCCGAGTTCTTCACAAGCCCGCAGAAGTACCTGATGGGCGCGGACGACGACGTTCTCGGCGACATGAGCAAATGGGACGCATACATCGGCAACATCTTCTCCGTGTCCAAAGACGAGGACGGCGACGCGCCGACCTTCGGGCAGCTCGCACAGGGGAGCATGCAGCCGCACATCGACTATATGCGCTCGCTCGCCGCCCGCTTCTCGGGCGAGACGAACATCCCGCTCTCCGAGCTGGGCGTCGTGACGGACAACCCCAGCTCCGCCGAGGCGATCTACGCGGCCAAAGAGGCGCTCGTCATCGACGCGCAGAACCTCAACGCCGACAACGGCGAGGCCCTGCGCGACGTGGCCCTCATGGCGCTCGCCGTCTCTCGCGGCACCGACTACGCGACCGTCGAGGGCGAGCGCCTGGCCGTCCAGGCGAAGTTCAAGAACCCCGCCATGCCGTCCGTGGTGAGCCAGTCCGACGCGATGGTCAAGATGATCAGCGTGCTGCCGTGGCTCGCGGAGTCCGACGTGGCCCTGGAGGAGCTTGGCTTCTCCGACGACCAGATCCAGCGCCTGCGGAGTGACCGCGCCAAGGCCGAAAGCCGCGCGCTCGTTCAGGCGGCCGCGCAGCTCCCGGCGGCGCAGTCGGCGGCGACGGAGGCCGCGCAGGGCGTGCCGCCCGTGACGACCGGTGCTTAGCCGCGAGGCGTTCGACCGCTACAGCCGCCAAGTGAGCAACCTCGCCGGCGGCGCGGGCGAGTATGTCCGGCGCATGGTCTCCTCCTTTCTCAGCCAGTACCCTGACGCGAGCGTGGCGGAGTGCCGCGATTTCGCGTGGCAGGTCATGCTCGAGGCCGTCCAGATCTACGGAGACGCATCGGCCACAGCCGCCGCCGACTACTACGACTCGGTCATGAGCGCGGCGGGGACCGGCGCGAAGCCCGCAGCACTGCACTCAGGCGTGGACGAAGAACAGGCCGAGAGGGTGGCCCGCTACCAGGCGGGCAAGCTCGTCAAGGGGGACCAGCTCGGCTTCGCCCGCGAGTGCGCCGCTTACGCGTCAGACGCCACGAGGCAGGCGGCCAACCGGACGATGCTGGGCAACGCCTTGCGCGACGAGGGGCACGGCGTGCGTTACGCCCGCGTCCCGACCGGGGCGGAGACCTGTACTTTCTGCCGGATGCTTTCCTCGCGCGGCTTCGTGTATCGGTCAAAGGAAAGCGCAGAGCTCTTCGGCCACAACCACCGTGGCTGCAACTGCGAGGTCGTCGCGTCCACCGACGCCGACGGCCTTGAGGGCTACGACCCGGACCGCGAGCGCGACATCTGGCAGAAATACGAGGAGATAGACGCCGACGAGAGCTTGAGCAGGGCCGAGAACGAAGCCGCAAAGCGAGCCGTGCTCGGCTTGAACGCGCCCAAAGACGCCGTCGCGGATGTCTCCGTGCTCAAACGGCTCGGCGTAACCGAGGCTGAGGTTGATGCGCCGCTTCCGGCGGGCTCGGCATCAGCGCCGTCTACCACGGGAAAATTCAAGTCTTATTCACTCCCGTCTGGAAGACGGTTCCTATTCAAAGCCAACATGGACCCAAGCATGCAAGACATGACGCCGGAAAGGCTGCTCTCTCTTTACGAAAAGGTCCCTGGCCATATCAAAGCCCGCATGCAGAAGGAAATCTATGTTGTCGACTATGCGAACCCGTCAGACGCGTACTGGAGGAAGCGATACCGTAATTTCTCCAGATCATATGCAACAGGCGGGGACGAAATTACCTTATGGGCATATACAGGGCACGATGACGCCTACCTCGTAAGGACGCTTTGCCATGAGACGGGCCATCTGGTCGATGCAGAGGAAGCGCCGTCCGGGAAGAACTTCAGCTCCGGCAAAACGTGGGACGATGCGATTACGCTCGATTACAGGCACAGCAAAAAGACCCATCCGACGAAATACGCGGCCAATTCACCGGCTGAAGACTTCGCGGAGTCGGTGGCGCTCTATACTGTCGACAGCGTCGATTTTAGGCGTGATTTTCCGAATCGCGCGACGATTCTCGATAGGTTTTTTGGGGGTGGCGACGGTGCCAACAGCTCAACGAGTCGATGAGCCGACGCCCAACGGCGGCGATTACTCAGAAATCATCTATATGGATGACAACTTCGATGTTGTCGATGAGGACGTCGCCACTAAGTGCGTAATCCGCGAGTGCATGGCCGACGGTTCCATCATTTGCGAAACGTTCGGGATGCTCTCATGAGGCGCGACCTAGACCTCGTTCGCTCCATCCTCATCTATGTCGAGAAGGCAGAGGACGAGGTGGACGCGGAGGACCTCGTGACCGACGGCTGGCCGTTCGAGACCGTCGCGTACCACGTCAGGCTAATGGCCCACCACGGGCTCGTCGACCTGTCCGATGACACGAGGGACATGAACGGCGAGACGCTGTCGCTGGCTGTGTCCGGCCTCACGTGGGACGGGCAGGACTACCTCGACGCCATCCGCGACCCGAAGGTCTGGGCAAAGGTCAAGAAGACCGTCAAGGAGGCCGTTGGCTCCACTACGTTCGAGGTTGTGAAGCAGACGGGGGCGCTCGTCGCCATGTCCATGGTCAAGGCCAGCCTCGGGATGTAACCACCGGAAACCAATCAAAACCAATCGCCAATCACGGCCCCGCAAGGGGCCTTTTCCATGGGCATCCGCCCGTGGGAGGGTGGCGTCGACGCGCCCGAAACCGTCATGCCGCGCAGACACGCAACGCGCGGCGACCAGCCGAATCAAGCCCCGACCGGGGCTTTTTTCATATACGCCCGCCACGGGCGGCAACCGTGGCACCTCACCGCGCCTGCCGGGTCAAGCAGGCTCGCACACGCCCGAGCGGGCGGGATTCTACCGAAAGGAAACGAAATGGCAAACGAAAAGACGGAGTTCGAGCCCATCACCTCGCAGGAGCAGCTTGACGGCATCCTCAAGGGCCGCCTTGCCCGCGAGCGCGAGAAGGCCGCGGCCAAGTACGCCGACTACGACGAGCTGAAGGCCAAGGCCGCGAAGTTCGACGAGGCCGAGGCCGCTCAGATGAGCGACCTCGAGAAGGCCAAGAAGGAGGTCGAGGAGCTCAAGGCCGCCGCCGCCAAGCGCGACGAGGCCGACCGCGTGCGCGGCCTCAAGGCCAAGGTCTCCAAGGCCACAGGCGTGCCCGCCGACCTCATCAGCGGCGCCGACGAGGAGTCCATGACCGCCTTCGCGAAGTCCGTCGCCGAGTTCGCCAAGAAGCCGAGCGCCCCGAAGCTGGAGGAGTCCGGCAGGTCCGCCTCAGCCAAGCCCGAGGACAACGGCTTCCGAGAGATCGCCCGCATGCTCGCGGGCGAGGAGTAGCCAACGAGAGGAACGAACATGGCACTTACCACCAAGAAGATCATCCTGCCCAAGGACGTGGCCGTCGGCATCGTCAACAAGGCGTCCGACACCTCCACCATCGCCGCGCTCTCCCCGAGCACGCCGATGCTCTTCCGCGACCAGGAGTACATGGTCTTCAACCCCACCGCCGAGGCCGAGGTCGTTGAGGAGGGCGCGCAGAAGGGCTCCTACGAGGCCTCTACCTCCCCGGTGACCGCCAAGCGCGTCAAGCTCCAGACCACCACCCGCGTCACCTCCGAGCTGGAGTGGGCCGACGAGGACAACCGCACCCAGATCATCGAGGCCATCGTCGCCGACCAGGCCGCCGCGTTCGCCCGCGCCCTCGACTACGTGATCTACCACGCCATCAACCCCAAGTCCGGCGAGGCCCTGGGCGACGGTTACACGGCACTTTCCGGCACCGCCACGCAGGTGACCTCCACAGGCGACGCCGTGGAGGACATCGACGCCATCGTCGACGCCATCGCCGCCACCTACGACGTCAACGGCATCGCGCTCTCCAAGACCTTCGCCGCGTCCCTGCGCAAGGTCCGCGTGCCGTCGACCGGCCAGCGCCTCTACCCCGAGATCCCGCTGAACCTCAAGCCGGGCACCGTCGAGGGCGTCACCGCCGCCACCTCCGGCACCGTCTCCGGCGCCCTCGCCAAGGCCGCGACCAAGGTCCTCGCCTTCGCCGGCGACTTCTCCGTCATCAAGTGGGGCCTCGTCCGCGACATGACCGCGCAGGTCATCCCCTACGGCGACCCCGACGGCTCCGGCGACCTCCAGCGCACCAACCAGATCGCCTACCGCACCGAGGGCGTCTACGGCTACGCCGTGCTCGACCCCAAGGCCATCGCCTGCCTCAAGGCGGCAAAGTAATGGGCGCCTTCGACAAGACGCTCGTGCCGGGCACGGGCGCGTCCTCCTCGGTCTTCGACCAGCCCGTCAAGTTCGCCGGGGCCACCAAGGTGGTCTCCGCCGACGCTGCCGACGCCGCCGGCGCGGCGCCCACCAAGGCGGAGTTCGACGCCGTGGTCAAGCTCGTGAACGAGCTTAAGAAGACCGTGAACTCCATGCTCTCCTAGGAGGTCCCGAATGGCCGCGAACCTTAACGTCACGCTCGAGGAGTACGCGTCCCGCTACGGCACGCCGTCCGACCCCGGGCGCGTCTCCGCGCTGCTCTCCGACGCCTGCGACATGCTGCTCACGGCCTACGAGGGCCGCTTCGGCTGCTACGTCGGCGGCGCACACCCGGCCTTCGACCGCGGCTACAAGGCCGTGGCGTGCGCCGTCGTGAGCCGCGCCGTGAGCGTGCCCGACGCCTTCGCCGGCGCGACGCAGTACAGCCAGACGGCGGGCAGCTACAACGCCTCCGTGACCTTCGCCAACCCCACCGCCGACCTCTGGCTCGGCAAGTCCGACCTGAGGCGGCTCGGGCTGGCGGGCATGCGCATCGGCACAATCGCCCCGATGGTCGGCGATGACCATGCTTAGCCTCATCCCCACCGAGGCCGTCGCCGTCATCCGCCCCACGGTGGAGCGCGACGACCTCGGCGAGCCGACGCTCGGCGAGCCGACGCGCGAGGATGTGCGCTGCGTCGTGTGCCCGGGGGCGACCTCCGACATGGACGCGACACGCCCCGAGGGCGTCACCGTGGCCTACACGCTGCACTTCCCCAAGACATACGCCGGGAGCCTGCGTGGCTGCTCGGTCGAGGTGCGCGGCACCCGCTACGACGTGGTGGGCGACCCGCAGCGCACGACCGTCGCCGCCAC